GTAGAACGATTTACGATAATATTCCTATCAATAATATTTGTATAAATACAAAACTTCAATGTATGAATACTATCAATATCAATACAATTCTTCTTAAAGAACTTGTCATTAATTTTAGGAATAAAATTATAAATAATTTAAATATTGTATATCCCGAAAAAAAGACAATTGAATATTTGTTTTTTCCAAGGTCTAAAATTGAAAATTATTCATGCAATGATAGAATAATCAATTATGATGCAGTATATGCTATTTTAGAAGGAAAAGAACATGTAATACATGATACAATAAATACAATTAATTTAAAGGATCAAATTGAATTATTGATTTCATCTAATACTATTTTTTTAGATTGGGGGTCTTCTATGTTAGTAAATGGTATATTTTGTAAAAATAGTAATATTTTAATAAGTGATGCACTTGAATTTCAAAGAAAATATAAATGGTTTGATGTATTTTTTGAGATAGCAATGGAAAATAATAATAACTTTATAAAGATTTATTAAACACATATTTGTTAAAAATTAAACTGCCGTTGTAGAATATTAAGGAACAATTTCCACAAATAACTTATGAAAACACAACTAACAAAACAGTAAATACTATTTAATTGTATTATGATACTGTTTAATATTTTAGACTTTATCGTATTTTTTTTTGTAAATTTAAAAAAAGTATATGTATGAGTCTTGAATTGAAAAAATTCGATATGAAAAGTATTAGTTTTAAACCGAATGAAAGTAAGGGTCCAGTCGTTGTCCTAATTGGACGACGCGACACCGGAAAATCGTTTTTAGTCCGCGATCTCTTGTACTATCATCAAGACATTCCAATTGGAACAGTTGTGGCGGGAACAGAAGAGGGTAACGGATTTTATGGTAGATTAGTTCCCAAACTGTTTATTCACAACGAGTACAATATGGCGATCATTGAAAATATCTTGAAACGACAACGTCAAGTGTTGAAACAAATGAAAAAAGAAATGGAAGCATTTAAACGAACGAATATTGATCCTCGTGCATTTGTCATTCTGGATGATTGTTTGTATGATGCTACATGGACACGAGATAAAATGATGCGATTACTTTTCATGAATGGACGTCACTGGAAGATCATGTTAATCATCACAATGCAATACCCTCTAGGCATTCCTCCCACACTGAGAACCAATATTGATTTTGTTTTTATTTTGCGAGAACCTTACATTGCAAATCGAAAACGTATTTATGAGAATTATGCCGGCATGTTTCCTACATTTGAGTCATTTATTCAAGTAATGGATCAATGCACTGAGAATTATGAGTGCCTAGTGATAAATAATAATGCAAAATCTAACAAATTACAAGAACAAGTGTTTTGGTATAAAGCAGAAAGCCACGGAGACTTTAAATTGGGGTCAAAAGAGTTCTGGGAATTGTCAAAAGGCATTGGATCCGATGATGAAGATGAGCAATATGACCCAAATAATGTAAAAAAGAAAGGCCAAGGACCTAAAATAACGGTGAAGAAAACCAAGTGGTAATCTTGCTTTTACAAACTTGCTCCTCAATTTGGAGGAGCAAGATTTAATCAAACCAGCTGAATACTGCGTTCCCTATTTTTTACATTGAAGAAATAAGCTTAAAAAGTAATTATTTATAAATTTATGTCTAAATTTATAAAAAATGTTCCAAAATGTATAGACTGCAAACACTTTTTTTTCACAGAGAATAATGTGTTTTCAACCGCAAAATGCAAAAAGTTTGCTTACTATAGTCTAGATACAAAAGATTTTAAATATGAATATGCCTATATTGCACGAAGTGAAGATAAATTATGTGGCCCACATGGATTCAAGCATGAGCCTAACAAAATTTAAGGAAACCAAACGTGTTGGTTTATTTTTTATTTTTATTTCCAACAAACGAAGAGTCATTGTAATTCTTTGAAGATGCTTTTTGCTTTAAGTAGGTTGTGTAATTTGAGCTATCGTAAACGTATTTTGCATTGCATGCTCCAGCGGGAACACCAGATCCATCACAGTTATTTCGAACGCCGCCAATTTGCAAACCCCGTAATCCAGGGCGACTGTGGGTTGTATTGATTGCACCACATGAATATCCAACACGTCCTAACAAATCCCCTGCATTATTTACTGCACGAAATGGGGTTGTTGCAAGACCACGTCCATTTAATTGGTGTTTGTATTGGGTATTCCAACCTTTCCTTAACATAGTTCGCATTTGAGAAAATTCAGAAGAATTATCTTTTGTTTGAGTAGGTCTTGGCATAATTCCACGGATCATTTATATACAATAGTAAAATAAAAAATTAAGGGAACCAAATATAAGGGAACCTATGTATTCAGCGAAGCTTGCGCCTTATGATCCTTCCTATAAACTACGTTACTTTTATTGTTTTCTTCTATAACAATATTATGACGGAAACAATTTATCCATATTGTTACAAAATAAAGGAGACTGAAAATTGTCCTCAAATAAAAGATAGCAGAATAAGTGAGTGTTTACATTCATTTATAAAATATATAATTGTCATGGAAACAAGTCGTCCTTCAAAAGATATGGAAGAAATTGTTACGAACCAATTGGTTAAATGTCTAAGACGTTACGGTGATTTATATAAAAAATTAGAAATAAAATTGTATGTCTCACCAAATGGACAGAACATTATTTTGCCAGACCAAGAAAGAATTCAAGCCAGTTTTAATACTTATTTAAGAAAAATTGGTGCAAAAAATGAATCTTCTCCTAAACAAGATAATGAAACAATTGAAATGGTTGAATTGTATAGCATTCTTTTGAATTCAAAATTCAGAGAAATATACAATAAATATTATGTGGACTTTTTTGCAGATGACAAATCATTGAAACCTTGGAATGGTGGTAAAATAAAACAAAAATTAAAACGTCTAACAAAAAAGAAAAGAACCAAATAACTTATGTATACATCAAGTTCCCTAGAGGTCTCCTATTGGCAAACAATCTGTTACTAAAAATGCCTCGCCAAATATTGTCCAATGTATAACCATTGTAATTATTTCTACTCCGGACTCCATGGCAGTTTTAAATGCTTCTCTATATTCTGGATCTACAATAGATGGCTGAAAACTACTCACATCAGATCGTTGTATAACATAGCACATTATACAACGAGTATTTGTTTCTTTTTTTATCAATGTTAGTTCTTGTATATGTTTTAGTGCACGAGGACTCACTGTGTCTGTTTTCTTTTTACGATATCCATCTGGAAAATAAGCAATTTTAGATGTTGGATGACAGTTGTCATAACATTTATTTTTACGCAGTTTGGAATCAATGTCTTCATAGTCAGCAAGTGGTACATTTTTTACTTCCATAATAAATGGAATTCCATTTGAATCAATTCCACTAAAATCAAATCGAGAATCTACTTTTCCCTCAATATACATTGGCGTTTCTCTTTGATAAGATTGTACATTTTGAAGAATGTGTAAATAATTATTTTTTAAAGCATTTTCCGTTAAATCTTCTGCTAATTTTGGATAAATTCCAACTACCGTTTCATTGTTTTTTTCTTTGAAAATAGAAAGATAAATTCGATATTCACAATGCAGTTTTTCATCGTTTTTTGCTTTTTTTACTGTAGTTGGGGACATCAATATGGATGCGCCCACATCGGCTAGTCCACAACATCCTAATGAGGCACTATGAGCTAACACTGATTCATTTTCTACTATAACATCTGCTACATATGGAGATTTTATATATTTGGAAGGACGTTTAGTCACAGTTCCTTCAATTAAATCGTCGAGTTTGTATAATAAATTGGACATGGTGTGAAATACTTTTTTACTAATAAATAAAAAAGATTTCAATTTTTTGGGGGAACGTAGTTCCCATCAGACCCCTCCTACAAACTACGTTTCAATTGTATTCTGCTATTCTTACACTATATATCTCTTTTAATAATCTGTCATAATTCTGGGTGCTACATTCATCGTGATTAATTCTTGAAATAATAATTTGCATGAATACGGAATCTCTACATAAGCAAAGTCTGTTCGGTTGTCGCATGTTTTGCAATGATGTATATGCAACTTGTCATTATATGCTGCAATTAATCCACATTTTTTACAAACATGTACACTATATTTATCTGATGCATCGTATAATCTTCCTCGTGTGAATCTTGACGCTCCGTGTGATATCATACAATCGCGTTCCATTTCTCCAAATCGCAAACCACCATCTCTGCTACGTCCTTCTGCGGGTTGTCTTGTTAAATTCACCATTGGTCCAATTGAACGACTGTGTGTTTTATCAGACACCATGTGTTTCAATCTTTGATAAAAGACGGGTCCCATAAACACATTACATTCAATTTGTTCACCCGTTAATCCATTATATAACAATTCATTACCATTGGCTTCATAACCTAAATTCAACAGTTTCTGACTAATGGAAGCTACATCCATTTCACCAAAGCTAGTCCCGTCTCCAAACAATCCCAATTCCACTAGCACTTTTCCTAAAAGTGTTTCTTTCAATTGTCCAATTGTCATACGGGATGGAATAGCATGTGGATTGATAATAATATCTGGTCGCAATCCAGTGCTTGTAAATGGCATGTCTTGTTCTGGAATAATATTTCCTACTGTGCCTTTTTGTCCATGTCGCGAACTAAATTTGTCACCAATTACGGGTTGCCGAACTTCACGCAATCTCACTTTTGCAAAACTATATCCGTCCCCATTTCGATCTAAATAATTTCGATCTACATATACATTTCCAGTTGCTCGATGCACTTTGCTTAAATCTTCATATTTAATCAATTTGGTAGGATCATTTCGGTTTTCTTTAATTGGTGCCACTTTGGCAATAATAATATCGCGATTTTCTAAGGGCGTATTTTCGGGAACAATTCCCTTATTGTTTACCTTTTCATAATTGGCAAATTTCATTCCTTTTGTCTTTTGTGGATCTGGTTTGCATCGAATTTCTTCGTCTCCATTAATTTTCTGTTTGTCTTCATCCTTTTCTGTATGATAAATAGTTGCTTGGAATAATCCTCTATTAATTGATCCTTGATTCACTAGCAACGAGTCTTCTTGATTGTATCCAGTATGTGTCATAATAGCGACTGTAATATTACATCCAGATGGGATTTCATTCAGTTTAATCATATTCATAACACGTGTGTCAACTAAAGGCCGAGTTGGGTAATTTAATACATAAGCTGTTTTATCCATACGACCAAGATAATTTGTAACATATACTCCCATTGCTTGTTTACCCATAGCACATTGATAAGTGTTTCTGGGTGATTGATTGTGTTCTGGAAAAGGTATACACGACGCTAAGATACCGAATAATGTGCTAGGATGAATTTCACAATGAGTATACGTGTGAACCATATTTTCGGCAGAAGGTTCCATCAGATGGGGTGGTTTTATGGAAACCAAACTATGTGCTTGTTCTTCCGGATCAATATATTCTAAAATGGCTTCACTCATTTTACAGTCTGTAAATAAATCATCCCATGAAAGAATGCCTTCTTCAATATCGTTTATTATTTTTTGAGTAATTAAGATATTATTGTTTTTTACACGAAACAATGGTCGCATAATACGACCACCATCATTGCAAACGCGAAGTTCCATGTTCTTAAAATCAAATACAATTGAAGTATAAATGTTTATGATTCCTTTATGTTTTTTATCTTTTATTGAATTGTACAATTCGTATGGAGACTCGCTAATTCCAACCCATGTGCCATTAATAAATACCTTTACTTTACCGAATAAATCAGACGGAGATTGCACTTCATTTAACTTAGTTATATGTGGCATAATGTATTCATATAATGAGTTGCTGTTGGATGCAATTGTTACATGAGACATATAACTCAGATTTTTGACAATACCAACAGATGCACCTTCTGGAGTTTCTGCTGGGCAGAGAAATCCCCATGTAGTTGTATGTAATTTTCTAGGAGGAATGAGTTTGCCACTTTTATCAGCGGGTGTAGAAATTCTTCGCAAATGACTCAGACTCGAAACATACGTAAGTCGATTCAATACTTGAGCAACACCAACTTTATTACTATTTGTGTGTTTAATTCCAAAATCACCCGTAGAAAGAGCGCGTTTAAATCCATTTTCAATAGTAGACGATTTTACTAATTTGTATATGTTTGTTTGATTAATAATATTTTCATAATCATCAGTTGATCTCCAACTGCCCGTATTTATTTCACGGACAATTTGTTTTTCCATATCTTTTACCAACTTGTTGAAATAATTTCGGAACAAGTTATTCAAAGAAGCACCCGTTAAATCAATGCGTTTATTTGCATAAGAATCACGATCATCTGCTTTTGTTTCACCAAAATAAGCTAGTAATAATTTATATGCCATATATCCCATGTAGTATATTTTTTGTTCTCGTTCGATACAATGAGGGAACAAATCATTGTTCAACACTTCAATTGCGAATTCAGTCTTTTTTCGATGACCCGTTTCTTTATCCATATTTATTGGCGTATACATTGCATGACTTGTAATATATGCAATCGCATCTTCAGTTGTCAAACATTTGTTTGCCTCAATTATTGACGCTTGAAGCATATTTAACATTTGCGAATAATGTGGTGCATTGATTGACAATAATATGCATTCACATATATGTTTATCCGAAACAATGCCTAATGCTCGAAATACAATAAAGAGTGGAATTGGTAGT